ACTCCAGATAGCACCGCCAAAAATCGCTCCGCTCGCAAGCTCGCTCCGTGGAAGCCTGGGTCGCTATCGCTCCACGGCTTAGGGTTGAGGCTTGCGCAAGCGCAAACTAGGACAGCCCTTCGTTACCTCAGTTGCATGTCCTAAGAACCCCACCTACCCCCTATGCACCTGTTTTATAACTGTGACTGCTATATCACATATACATTGTGATCTGCATAAATAATCCCACGCATTTCCCAAACCCACCCCCCTAAGTTTACAAAAGGCAAATCAAAAAAATATTTCGCAAAAATTTGTCAAAACCACGAAGGTATTATTTCTCTTCTCACATGAAGGTACGTTCTCCCCCCAAACTAAAAACCAAGTGAACACTTGCAACACCCGTAAAAGAATCCTATACTCCGAGCATAAGCTGCAAATAAACATCAAAGGTGTACAGCGACACATGAACGACAGCAACCAAACTGTAATTATTCCCTACATAGAAAACGATATTCCCCTCCCCAAAAATGCTAAAGAAGCGTTGCCAAACACCTCTGCCCAAGAAGAACTCACCATGCGAGCGCAGACAATTAAATTAGTTAGTGATTTAGCAGATGAGAACATAGAACCCACCACAGAAAACATGACACATGCCGAAGGGTTAGCTAAAGAAATGATGATTAATCCAGAGTTAAAACCTGAGTTCGGACAGTACCCCAACGAAACTATTGCTTACCTTGCGGGCCTAGTATCACAAACTAGCCACATGGTAGCTAAAGACCTAGCCGATATTAAACTTTCTGTTGTCAACGGCCTATTACAAGAAGCGGGAATGGCTAAGACATCACGAGAAAGAATCTCTGCTTGGAGTAAGATAGGTGAGATAGATGGCATTGATGCCTTTAAAAAGAAAACAGAAATTACTCACATTACCAAAAGCGGTGATGAGCTAGAGAAAGAACTAAAAGAAACGATAGAATCACTAAAAAGCAAAGTTATTAATGGGGAACACAAAGTAATAAACGATGATTAGTGTTGAGGATTTAGAACTACTACAAAATGCGTTACCCGATATGCCTGAAAGAGAACGGCAGAGAAGCTTGACGCTGTTACAACAGTATCAGAAAGAGATTACACAAACACAGGGTAAAGAAAACTTTTTAGATTTTATCAAACACGTCTATCCTGATTATAAAATAGGAGCACACCATGCAAGACTGGCTAAGTTGTTTGAAGAGATTGCTGAAGGTAAAAGAAAAAGGGTTATTGTTAACATCGCGCCTCGTCACGGGAAGTCAGAACTTATATCATACTTGGCTCCCGCGTGGTTTTTGGGTAAACACCCTGCGAAAAAGGTTATCATGGCTTCGCATACTGCAGATCTGGCTGTTAACTTCGGTCGTAGGGTTCGAAATTTGGTTGGTTCTGATCCGTACAAAGACATATTCCCGAATGTATCACTTCAAGCAGACAGCAAATCCGCTTCTCGTTGGGGTACTAACTTCAATGGGGAGTATTTTGCAATTGGTGTTGGTGGTGCTTTGGCTGGTAGGGGCGCCGACTTATTCATTATTGACGATCCCCACTCAGAACAAGATGCAAAGCTTGGCAAATCTGATGTCTTTCTCCCTGCATGGGAATGGTTTCAGTCTGGTCCGTTACAGCGTCTTATGCCTGGCGGTGCTATTATTGTTGTTATGACTCGATGGTCTAAATTAGACCTGACAGGACAGATAGTTAACCAGATGGTAAAGAATGATGACGTAGATGACTGGGAAGTTGTAGAGTTCCCTGCGATTTTAGAAGATAAAGATGGAGAAGAGGTGTCATTATGGCCAGATTTTTGGCCTATAGAAGAACTACAGTCTAGAAGAGCTTCAATTGACATAAGATATTGGAACGCGCAGTATATGCAGAACCCAGTATCAGAAGAAGGGGCATTAATCAAGCGGGAATGGTGGAATATTTGGGAAGAAGATGAACCACCCCCCTGTGAATTTATAATAATGACGCTAGATGCGGCTCAGGAAGCTAATAATAGGGCAGATTACAACGCATTAACCACTTGGGGTGTCTTCTATAATGAAGAAGTTAACAACCACAACATTATTTTACTCAATTCGGTTAAACAGCGGCTAGAGTTTCCTGAATTAAAGCAAATGTGCCTAGAAGAGTACCGTGAATGGGAGCCTGATGCGTTTATTGTAGAGAAAAAATCTAATGGCGCGGCTTTATACCAAGAATTTAGACGAATGGGTATCCCCGTTGGTGAGTTTACACCGGGTAAAGGACAAGATAAAATAAGTAGGGTAAATGCCGTCTCTGATTTGTTTCATGGGGGGGTAGTATGGGCCCCAGATAGACGCTGGGCACATGAGGTTATAGAAGAATGTAACGATTTTCCTAGTGGGGCCAACGATGACTTAGTGGACTCCACTACTTTAGCACTTGCTAGATTTAGGCAGGGCGGATTTATTAGATTACCAAACGACGAAGAAGAAGAAAAACAAATGTTCAGAAGTCGTGGGCGAAAAAGACTATATGCGTTATAAACAAGGAAAAACTAATGGCAGATATTGACAAAGGACTATATGAAGCACCTAAAGGAATGGAGGAGCTAGGTGCAGAAGAAACCGCTATTGAAATTGAAATTGTTGATCCCGAAGAAGTTACCCTAAGAATAGGTGATAAAGAGATAGTGATCGACCCTAATGCAATAGACGAAGATGCCTTTGCAGATAACCTAGCAGAAGACTGTTCTGAACAATATCTTGCTGAACTATCCTCTGACCTACTAGAGGATTTCTCTAACGACATTAACTCAAGAAAAGATTGGTTAGAAACTTATGTTGATGGTCTTGAATTACTAGGTCTTAAAATAGAACAAAGAAGTGAGCCTTGGGAAGGGGCTTGCGCTGTATATCACCCACTCCTATCTGAAGCACTCGTTAAGTTCCAAGCAGAAACTATGATGGAGACGTTCCCAGCAGCGGGGCCGGTTAAGACTTCTATTATTGGCAAAGAAACGCCAGAGTGTTTAGAATCTGCTGCTCGTGTACAAGAAAATATGAACTACCAGCTTATGGATAAGATGCCTGAGTATCGTCCAGAGCACGAAAGAATGTTATGGGGTCTAGGACTCGCAGGGAACGCATTTAAGAAGGTTTATTATGACCCTAGCCTAGAGCGTCAGGTATCTGTATTTGTCGCTGCAGAGGACATGGTAGTGCCCTACGGAGCCTCTAACCTAGAGACCGCAGAGCGTGTTACTCATGTAATGCGAAAAACTAAACAAGAATTACACAACCTTCAACATATAGGCTTCTATCGTGACGTTGAGCTAGGAGATCCTGGCTATGATCTAGATGAAGTAGAGAAGAAGATAGCAGAACAAATGGGTTTTGATGCGACCAATGATGATCGCTATAAAATCTTAGAAATGAATGTTGATCTTGATCTAGAAGGACACGAAGACGAAGATGATGGTAAGAAGACAGGGATTGCACTACCTTATGTTGTAACCATAGATAAAGGTACAACGGAGATTCTAGCTATTCGCCGTAATTGGAAACAAGAAGATAACCTAAAAACACGTAGACAACACTTCGTTCACTATGGTTACATTCCTGGATTTGGTTTTTATTGTTTCGGCTTAATTCATCTCATCGGGGGGTTTGCTAAATCGGGGACTATGCTACTTCGGCAGCTTGTTGATGCTGGTACACTCTCTAACCTGCCCGGTGGATTTAAAGCTAGAGGACTAAGAATCAAAGGAGATGACACGCCTATAGGTCCAGGTGAGTGGAGAGATGTAGATGCTCCTTCAGGAACAATACGCGATAACTTAATGCCGCTTCCTTATAAAGAGCCCAGTCAGGTTCTTGCACAGTTGATGGATAAGATTATTGAGGAAGGTCGTAGGTTTGCTAGTGCTGCTGATATGAAAGTATCAGATATGTCAGCTAACTCTCCTGTAGGTACAACGCTTGCTATCTTAGAAAGAACACTTAAAGTAATGTCTGCCGTTAATGCGCGGATTTACTACTCTATGAAAAAAGAGTTTACGTTACTTAAAGATATTATTCGTGATTATACTGATCCAGACTATCAATATGATCCAGCGACAGGCACTCCAGGTGCTAAACAAGAAGACTATAATAAGGTTAACTTAATACCTGTTGCTGATCCTAACGCCGCAACTATGGCGCAGAAGGTAGTACAGTATCAAGCCGTCATGCAGCTTGCACAATCTAACCCAGACATCTACGACTTACCTGTACTTAACCGTCAGATGCTAGAAGTGTTAGGCGTTAAAAATATAGATAAGCTTATACCTGATGAAGATGATGTAAAAGAAGCAAACCCTGTTACAGAGAATATGAATATCATTAATGGTAAACCCGTTAAAGCATTTATATACCAAGATCAGGAAGCTCACATTATTACACACATGTCATTTATACAAGATCCTAAGATTACACAGATGATAGGACAGAGTACTAAAGCTAATGCAATCACAGCAGCGATGGAGGCTCATATAGCCGAACATATAGCATTTGAATATCGCAAACAAATAGAAGAACAACTTGGTGTTCCACTCCCAGCTCCTGATGAAGTATTACCAGAAGATGTAGAAGTAGAACTATCTCGTCTAGTGGCTCGTGCTGGTCAACAACTACTACAGAAAGGCCAAGCAGAAACTCAACAGGAACAAGCGCAACAGCAACAACAAGATCCACTGGTACAAATGCAACAAGCAGAGCTTCAGATTAAACAACAAGAAATTCAAGTTAAAGCTCAAAAAACTATGGCAGATATTGAACTTGATAAAGCTAAGTTAGAGTTTGATAAATACAAAATGGAGTCTGGGTTTGAACGAGATTTAATGTTGGAAAAACAAAGAATAGAATCACAAGAATCAATAGCAGGCGCTAAGATTGGTGCTGACGCGCAAATGGAACAAGAAAATAATCGCGCTAAAGCCGTATTAAAAAGTGCCGAGTTAGGCGCTCAAGGTTTAAGTAAAGATCTTGATATGCAACTACGCGCAGAAGAACAAAGATTACGTAGCGAAACTAAAGTAGAAGATACAGAAATTCAACAAGATGAGTAATTAATTTAAAACCAACTAGAGGAATGCAAAATGATAGAAACGCTAATGAACTTATCAGCGCAAATAGAAGAAAGAAGAAAAACAATCCAAGAAAATCTTAGTGCGGGAACGGCTAAAGATTATGGTGGCTATCAACACGCTTGCGGCGAAGTCCGTGGGTATCTTATAGTTCAGAGTTATCTATCTGAAATTATTACAGCTATAAATAAAGGCGAAGATGATTTTGAAACTAGCCCAACTGACTCAGTAGTTAGTAAAGGAGATAGCGCATGAATAATATAGCTACTGCCGATAAAGCTATTGTATCTGCTTCAGGTGTTCCCATAAAACCCAAAGCCGAAGTTAAAACTAAAAAAGAAGCCGTAGAGAACCTTAGCAAAGTGTTACCTCAAGTTAGAGGCTACCGTATATTGTGTGCTGTCCCAGAAGTTGAGGATGCTTATGAGGGTAGTGGTGTTTTAAAATCAGACGGCGTAAAAAGAATTGAAGAACATTCTACTGTTGTTCTTTTTGTAATGAAACTAGGAGATCTGGCTTACAAAGATGAAGAAAGATTTCCTACGGGTGCTTGGTGTAAAGAAGGCGACTTTGTTATTACTCGCGCTTACTCTGGTACACGCATAAAAATTCATGGCAAAGAGTTTCGTATTATTAATGATGATACTGTAGAAGCTGTGGTCTCTGATCCTCGTGGCTACGAGAGAGCCTAACGTTGTCGGGCTGGAAGTCTGTAGCAAGTCGAATAGCTTATTATAAAGCTAACCGAAAGAAAGCTTATAACTGGAGAAAAGCTTGGAAAGAGGCTAATTCAGAAAAGGTATTAGAGAGTCAAAAAATCTATTACCAAAAACACGCTAAACAAGAACGAATGCGTGTAAGCGCTTGGAAAAAAGCTAATCCAGAAAAAGTAAATTGTTATAAAGCAACAAGAATGGCAACAAAAAATAAAGTAAATGATATTCATACAGCAGACGATAGATGGATGTTAATAGAACTTTACTCTTTAGCTAAGTTACGCGAAGAGGTTTTTGGGTTTAAGTGGCACGTAGATCATATTGTGCCATTGAGCAAAGGAGGCAGACACGGCCTCTCAAACCTTCAGGTAGTTCCACAGTATTGGAATTTATCTAAAGGCAATCGAAACACCAACTTATTTGTTGGTGCAACCATCGGAGATGATGATAATGACTAAGATAGTAAATGAGATACCGGATGAGCTTGAGCTCGAAGGTGAAGAAGTAGAGGTAAACTTAGATCCGGGTAAAGAAGCTAAACTTGAAAAATCTACTGCTGATGTTGAGCGTGTAGTTCAGGAGAAGCCTAATGAACCTGCGCCTGAGTTTGAGATTGAAGAGGAGGATGATACTCCTCCGGTTGATCGAGGAAAGGACCCACTACCAGACGAAATTGTTGAGCAGTTGGAAAACGATACCTTAGATGATTATTCTGAGCGCGTTAAACAACGTATGGCACAACTTAAAAAAGTCTATCACGACGAAAGACGTGCTAAAGAGTCTGCAGATAGAGAGAGAGAAGAAGCTATTAGGTTCGCAAGAAGTATTGCAGAAGAAAATAAAAAGCTAAAGTCTACTCTTAGTAGCGGCGAAGAAGATTATTTAAAGGCAATTAAAGACGCACACGAAAAAGATCTAACATTAGCTAAACGAGATTATCGAGAAGCCTATGATGTTGGAGATACGGATAAGGTTATTGAGGCTCAATCTAGAATGACTGAGGCACAATATAAACTATCTTCTAGTCTTGAAAGAAAACCACAGTATAAAGCTGTACAAGCGCCTGAGAATAGTGTAGATTTTGAACAAAATGCCCCTAAACCTAAAGTTACGCCTCCTGACGCTAAAGCAAAAGCGTGGCAAGAAGCAAATCCTTGGTTTGGTAAAGATGATGAGATGACAAGTCTTGCATTGGGTGTACACGAAAAGCTTGTCAAAAATGGAGTCAACCCCACTTCTGACATTTATTACCGTAGTATCGACGATACTATGCAAAAGCGATTCCCTGAGAACTTTGGGGATAATTCGTTGGTAGAGGTTAAACCCGCCCAACGCAAACCTTCTAATGTTGTTGCACCGGCTACGCGAAGTACCGCGCCTAAAAAAGTACGACTAACTAAAACTCAGATAGCCTTGGCTAAAAAGTTTAAGTTAACACCGGAGCAATATGCAAGAGAACTTATAAAATCGGAGAACGCAAATGGATAAGGTTAAAGTTAAAGTTAATCGAGCTGACCGCGAGGTCGATGTAAGAGAAGATCCTGTAAAAGAAGCGATGTGGCAGCCTGCGGCATTATTACCTGAATTTGTTCAGAAGCCAGGGTATGTGTATCGTTGGATTAGAGTATCTTTACTAAACGAACCAGACAACATGAACGTTTCCTCGAAAATGCGCGAGGGCTGGGAACCTGTAGCAAAAGGAGAACACCCAGAACTTAAAGTTGGTGGTATGGCGCTAGACCAAGGCCGATATAAAGATAATATTGAAATTGGTGGCTTACTACTATGTAAGGCCCCGAAAGAAGTAATGGATCAACGTCAGGCTTATATAGATAAGAAAACTAAAGCCCAGACTGATGCAGTGGACGCATCTT